CTTTGACGATGATAGCGAAACTCATTTCAACATAAATGAGATAGATGAATTAATAAATAACGTAAAACTTTATAAAATATGAAAGACATGAGAGATGAGAAACTAAAATGGTGGCATTATGTTTTAGCAGTTGCAATATTATTGTTTATAGGTTATTATGATACGTTAATGAAATTGATTGGACTTTAAAATTATAAAAATGGAAACAAAAAAAACACCAACAGCAAGATTTGCTGAAGCAAAACAAGAGTTTAACAAGCTATTAAAGAAGTCAACAAATCCTTTCTTTAAAAGCAAATATGCTGACCTAAACGCATTAATGGAGACAGTAGAAGAACCATTGATGAATCATGGCCTTATAATAACTCAGCCTATTACTGATGGCATATTGATAACGAACATAATCGATATTGAAAATGAGGAGATATTGTTTGCAAGTTCATTGGAGTTGCCTAAATTAACAGACCCGCAAAAGGTAGGTTCGGCGATTACATATTTCAGAAGATACACACTTCAAAGTTTGCTTGGTATCAATGCTTATGACGATGACGGCAATCATGCTGTGCAACAATCTATCAAGATTGAGTTTGAAAATTGCAAGACGCTAGAAGACGTTCAGTCAATTTGGACTAAGCAAAAGTATTTACAAAAAGAAGGTTGGTTTGTAAAATACAAAAATGATGCAAAAATACGATTAAGCAAATAATATGAGTGCATCAGAAAGATTATTTCAAGAAGAAAGAGAAAGGCATTTGCTAGAAGTTCCGGACTCTTACTATAAAGAAAACATTGAGCTGTTTGAATATCCAAAAACTAAGCACATTAGAACAATAGTAACGGCAGACGAGGAAATGTTCAAGGATGATCCCGTTCATGCTTCGCTATTATCGGACTACGTAAAAGCAAGTAAAAAACTTAGAGATTACAAATATAATAAACGACATAATTTTAAAAAATGAGTGAACTAAAAGTAACAGGGCAATTAAAGCAAATCTTATACCCTGAAAACGGAACGAGTAAGGCTGGCAAAGAGTGGTCCAAACAAGACTTCGTGATCGAAACTGAAGATCAATATCCGAAGCTAATTTGTTTTACGCTTTTTGGCGATAAGACAGATTTAATCTCAAATGTCAAATTAGGGGATAACATAGATGTTTCGTTTAATTTGGAGTCGAGGGAATATAATGGTAAATACTTTCATAATGTAAACGCATGGAAAGTAATATTAGTAGAACGCAATGAATCGCAGGCACCAATTGACGACATCCCAGCACCCATAGAAGACGAAGATGGTGATTTACCGTTCTAAAGAAACAGGTTAAATAGAATGTAACCAAAGGCAGTGTATATGATTAACCAGATCATCGCTGCCTTAATTTTAAAACAATGGAATTACAAAAAATACTTGACAACATAAATAAGAATATTGACGACTATCATAGTTTGCAATTAAAGCTAGTTAAAGATCAGTCAGAAATACTAAGAAGCTTAACAACTAACCTTTTCTTTTTGGAAAGATACAGGATAGAAGCCTACGAGAAATGGCAGTCTACATATTTCCAAAGCAAAGGCACGAGTGGGGCAGCGAAGGAACGAGAAGCAGACTTTAAAGTGCCTGAGATATATCAGATAAGGCGAATAATGACTGGAGCTTATAAAGTTGTAGACTCTATTCGTTCGACTATTTCAATTTATAAAAACGAACAATAAACAATGGATATAAATAAACCTTACAAATGCGACAAGTGCAATAAATCAGGCAATTGTGCTTGGGAAGATTGGCACAAAAAGAACCGTTCAGTTTTCTGCTCAAAATATAAAAAGAAAAACATGACAAATATCATTTTAACTAAAAACCAATAGATATATTTTTACAAAATGAAATACGAAGATTTTTTAAAGACTAAACAACATTCAAAAATTGATTACGGGATAAATACAAAATGGATGCCTAATAGTATGTTTGACTTTCAGAAGTACATTACTGAGCGAACTATTAAAAAAGGTCGTTATGCAAACTTTTTGGATACCGGAACTGGCAAGACATTAATTGAATTAACTATTGCTCACAACTACGTTATGCATACTAATAAGCCAGTATTAATAATAACTCCGTTGGCAGTTGCAGACCAGCATTTAAGAGAGTCTGAAAAGTTTGGTATAGATGATGTTCAACATACAAAAGATGGTAAGTATAATAAAAAAATAATACTTATAAATTACGAAAGACTTCATTATTTAAATCCTAATGACTTTGATTGTGTTATACTTGATGAAAGTTCTATTTTGAAAAACTTTGACGGTGCCATAAAAGCATTAATAACTAGCTTTATGAAAAAAGTAAAGTATCGTTACTTGTTTACTGCAACTCCATCACCTAATGATTTTGTAGAATTGGGAACATCTAGCGAGGCTCTTGGGTATTTAGGTTATACTGACATGTTAGGTAAATTTTTTACCAATAATGAGGACACAATAAAGCCACAGAATATAGGCACAAAGTGGTTGCTGAAAGGACATGCAGAAGATAATTTCTTTAAATGGGTAAGTAGTTGGTCTATATCAATGCGTAAACCTTCTGACTTAGGGTTTAGTGATGAATTTCATGTATTACCAGAATTAGTAACTAATTATCAAACAGTAATTAATAAACAACCTTTAACAGTTGCTGGTCAAATGCAAATGTTCGCTAGCGTAGCAAAAGGTTTTAAGGAGATAAGAGCAGAGGAAAAGGCAACGGTAGGTATTCGGTGTGAAAAAGCGGTAGAACTGGCAGATAATCATGATACTAGCGTTTATTGGTGTAATAGGAATGACGAGGGCGACCTGTTAAATGAAATAGATAAGTCAGCCTACCAAATAAAAGGAAGTATGAATATTGATAAAAAGGAGGAAATAATATTATCATTTTCAAAAGGTGATATAAAGAAACTAATAACGAAACCAAAAATGACAGCATTTGGTTTAAATTGGCAACATGCGGACATACTACATACTTCCCAACATTCAGCTACGAACAATACTACCAAGCTATAAGAAGGTTTTGGAGGTATGGCAGAGAAAGCAAAGTTATAGCCGACATAGTGCACACAGATGGACAGAAAAGAATTATAGATAGCATGGAGGCAAAAATGGACAAGGCGAATAAGTTATTCAATAAATTAAATACAACGCTTAATTCAAATTATCAAATCAAACAAAGAGAATTTAATCAAGAAATAATAAAACCTTTATTTATACATAACTGACTTTTGTCATAGTTTAATAATTTAAGTAGTAATATATTTACAGTATAATTAAAAACAAACAAAATGACAATTATCAAAAAAGATTCAAAAACAAACAAAATTACATTTTACAGGAAAGGTATCAGAGTTTTTGATTTTACAATTTCTGGAAATATAGTTGAGTTTTCAAATGGTGATTTAATTTTATTATAATAAAAAGTACATGAAAGATAAATTAGCGGTTAGCAACCAAAAGCACACGGAAAACTATAGTATTTACAATGGTGATTCAATGGAAGTACTCCCAACGTTAGAAAGTGAGTCAGTAGATTTAATTGTTAATTCTCCACCATTCGCGGGTCTTTATAATTACAGCTCTAGCGAAAGAGATTTTTCAAACTGTGATTCGAAGGAGCAATTTTTACAACAATACGAATATTTAGTTTCAGAATGTGCAAGGGTTACAAAGCCCGGTAGAATTAATGCAATTCATGTAATGGAAATAATAAACCAGAAGGGTAGTAATTGGGATTTTCCGCACGAAGTTATTAAGATACATGAGAGACACGGGTTCCAATACAAAAACCGTATTACAATATGGAAAGAACCATTAAAGGTTAGAATGCGTACAATGGTTATGAGTCTGATGCACAAATTTATTGTAGAAGATTCTACTAATTGTTTCACGGCCTCTCCTGATTATGTTTTAATATTTAAAAAGAAAGGTGATAACAAAGTACCAGTAACTCACCCATACGGATTATTTGACTATGCAGGAGCTACTCCAATTCTTCCAAATATATTAAGGGCTTTTAATAATTCAGAGGGGACTAAATTCAATGAGGAGGAATTGTGGCAGCATATGAATAATAAATATTTTGACCATAAAGACCCTAAAAGCAATAAATTAAGTCATTATATTTGGCAAAGATACGCTAGTAGTACGTGGGATGATATTAGGATAGATGAAGTTTTAAAGTATAAAGAAAGCAAAGATGAGGACGACGAAAAGCATGTACATCCATTACAGCTAGATGTTATCGACAGGCTAGTTGAATTATATTCAAATCCTAAAGAAGTGGTATTAACGCCATTTATGGGTGTTGGGTCTGAAGTGTACAGTCCAGTATCAATGGGTAGAAAAGCCATAGGAATTGAGTTGAAAGAAAGCTATTTCAAACAAGCTGTAAAGAATTTAGAAACTGTTAAAGGACGTTACAAGTCAAATAATCAACAAAAATTATTCTAATGCTTTTAAACGAAATAATCGAAAGAAACTATCAAGCCACCGTAAAACGTGGTTTGATAACTGACAAAACTGTTCTGTTTGATTTTAAATTGAAATTGAGAGAAGAAATTGATGAGTGGGAAAATGAGCCAAATGACGAATCAGAATGTGCCGACGTTATTTTAGTAATGCTTTCTTATTGTGAGCATTACGGAATAGATATTCAAAAAGCACTCGAAGATAAAACCATATATAACGAGAAAAGAAAATAATCATTAATTTGATTTCTGTTTAAATCCGAGGTTACGGTCACCATGCCGGACTCGGATTACTTTAAAAACAAAAGATATGAGTGATATTAAACAAACTTGGCGACTTATAGTAAAGAA